GTCAGCGCATGGGAGTGTGTTGTTTTCCGCGACAGGGTCAGGGAGAAAAACATGTTGTGCACCTGTTTCACAGACTGCGGGCCGTTGCGCGTGTTCTACGAAGGGCTGGAAAAAGGGGTGACAGTGACAGGGGGCGTGTCCTCCACGCCAGTGGAGGCGCAACATTTCATCTGGTCTGCTCACATGGCCAGTACTCCACGGATCTCAGGGGAGGGCTTCACGTCCTGGGGAAACTGCGTGGCCAACTTCGCTCGCGTAGTGGTGGCGCGCCACGCGCGGAAACCATACACTTTGGAGGCGCTCACTGACACCATTAATGAGTGCCGAGGCATGGTGCTGATCGAGGGTGACGACCTGGTGCATGCCTTTGGTGCTGAGGTCACGAAGGCGTACGCGCGTCTTGGAGTGATCGCGCGTGCGGAAGACGTTCCTGCTGGACAAGGAGTGTTCCTGAAGATTCCATCTGACGGGGTGTACGTCCACCCTTCTTTTGACGCGGACAACGGACCGGCCTTGAAAGTGCTCAGTGGTCTGTTCTATACAAGCAACACTCACCTGCATACGGTGAAAGAGAGGGCCCGAGAACAAATGGCCAAGGCGATCTCAGCACTCCACACGTCAACGGACAAGCAGACACGCCGATGCGCCGCTGCGATCATAAGGAGCCTGGAAGCGGCGGGCCACAGCTCGAAGGAGGTGGCAACAGCCGTAGAGGACCGGGCGGCCTGGGCGCAGGTGCAGTTGGGCGGCTGGTTTGTCAAGACGTTCCCCCATGGCGTCATCGGAACGATGAGAGAGAAGGTGGCGGCTGAGCTTGGAGGCAGCACACCGGAGGAGGTTCTCGAGAGTGTGCACGCGGCGGGGGCTGGTGATCAACGCCATTTTTCCATCCCCGACTGTGTCAACGATGAGTGGAGCGCGCGTCGGGGACAGCTCTTGTCATGGTGGGCGCGACGCCCATGGCGTAGGCCGATAGAGTGGACGGTAACGTCCTGGGCAGGTCTTGCGGCGGCTATCGGACTGCTCGGCGCTCCAGTAATTGCGTGTCTTGTTGCGGCCACGTTGGTGGCCCTTTCGCTCTTCGTCGCCACCGCTGGGTCGCTGTTTTACCTCTCCAACTCCCGAAAGGGTCTGGCTCGGTGCGCGATGTTTCTTGTGGCTGTGTGGTTGAGCGTTGTCACCTTGGGCCCACTTGTCTTGCTCTATGCGTTTGTGGCT